GTTGAGAATACTGCACCAATAGCTGATGAAACATTCCAACAAAACACCATTAAAAACAATAATAGTTCAGACAATATTGCACAAAAACTAAATGATACTTACTTTGGTGGTAAAAATATTATTCCTGATGCTGCACCAGTTAGAAGTGATATGCCAGTTATTGACAATCAACAAGCTAGTAAAGTAAATGACTTCTTCAATCCAGTTGATAAAAATAGAATACAAGCACAAGGTGATGGAATCTTACCAACTCCTGCATCACAACAAGACCCATTTATATATCAACCAAAACAAGTTGATACTTTTGGATTTGAAAAAGATGCTCAAAGAAATAATGAATTACAGCAATTGAGAGAAAAAATTACTCCACTGAATGATGTTTTAAAAGCTAATGAAACTAATTCTTTGATGGGTGTTAAAAGAGAAAATCCAAATGATATTTCACTTCCACCAATGGGTACACAAAAACAATTATTGCCTGATGTATTGCCTTTAGGTAATAGAGAAGAAATGAAAAGCATTATTAGATATGCAAAAGACAATAATGCAGTTGATGAATTTATATCTAAGTTGCCACAAAATGCAAGAGTTGATGAAGTTCAAAAGTTTTTTGATAATTTAAAACCTGCACAACCTAATCAAGATGGGATTGTTCAAGTAAGAACAAATATTAAAGAGCCTACAAAAACTTATGATTCTAATGCTTTAAATGAATTTGAGGGATTAACAAAAGCTACTGGAATGAATACATCAGATGTTCTTAGTTTAGAGAAGCCAACAAGCACAGCAGGTGTTAGAAACTCAATCATTAGATACGAACAAGGAACAGCAACTCAAAGAGATTTTGAGATACTTGATGCAGTTAATAACTTTATGAAACACGAGGGAGATAACTTTAGAACAAAAGTAAATCAACCAAGATATAAGCCAAATACAACAATTGATGATGCAGTTTCAAATAACATGGATTATGAAACAGCAAACAGAATGGGTGCAATTCCTTTTTCAAATGGAAGTCAAACATTTGGTGGTGCAGCAGTTGGTGGAACTCATGCAATGGCAACAGAGCAAGATTACAACAATGATGGGCAAACAGATTATAAAGATGGATTAATTGGTGCATTGATTGGTGCAGTTGGTGTTAAAGCTGCAAGAAAGATTATGCCTAGTGCATTTAAAGATAAGAATATTGATGGTAATACAGCAGGTATGTTTGTTGGTAAAAATCCAACAGATACAAAAGACCTTATGATACAACACAATTTATCACAAGACAATCTTAGATATGCAAATAGTAGAGGTGGAATTGCAGCACCATCATTAGCAACAGTTAAAAAAGATATGCCTATTGATGGCTTTGGAGATATTACATTAATTGGAGATAAAGCACTTGCTACACCATCAAAAGATATGAAAGCTTTTGCGTCAGATATTTATAGTCCAAGACACCCAAGAGAAAGACGAGAATATAATCAATCAGATATTAGAAAAATAGACAATAGTTTAATAGATTATATACATAAAACTGGTGGCGGTGATGTATCAACAAGTAATGATGTTGCAGAATTAATGAATAATGTTGCACTAAAAGCAAAGTTTTTAGAAGAACAAAAAGGAATATCTTTAAAAATTCCAAATAGAGTTAATCCACAAGAGCAAACATTAAAACAGTTTTATAAATTAGAATATACCGCATCTGTTTCAAACAAAGGGTTAGATTATCAAACACTTGCAAGAGATCCAAATTTTCAAGCAAAAGTGGCAAAAGAGCTACAAGCAAAATATATTGATAATGAAAAATTATTAAATACAATGCTGCAACCAGATAGATTATTTAATTTGGCAAAAGATAGAGCAATGAACTTAGACCAAATTGGTAGAAGTCAAAATAAACCAGACCTATATAAAGCAAGGGAATTGGTTAATAAGCATATGTCAAAACATCAAGATGAATTTGACAACTATGCGAAGAATATTCAAGAGTCTTATTCTTACAAATCTTCTTTCAACAACAACGGGAAGCAACAGCCATACACAGAGCAAAATGTAATGAAGTATTTAACTTCCAACCTAAGAGGTGGGGAAAACTTTAACTATGGTGCAGGAAGCATCAGAGCAACAGTTACACCAGAGTTTAAAACAATAGAGCAAATTAAAAAAGCCAAAGAAAGACTTGTTACATCAAAAGAATTTGAATCAATAAAATCAACAATAGATAATGAGTTGGGCGATATTATTTCAAAGATTGCTGATGATGGAATTGGTAACAGCTTTACCGCAAGAGAGATTGCATCAGAGTTTATATCAGATTATGCAAAAAGAGGGAAAAGAGCATTGAGCGATTATTCTGTAAAGGTGAAACCAGAAGATTTTGCAGAAATAGATAATTTTCTAAATAAGTTAAAAGAAATGCCAACAGAATATTTTGAGAGCAAATTTCTAGGAAAGATGGAATTAAACAAGTTTAAACTTGCAATTATTCCTAAAAATGCAAGTAAAGAAACAAAAGAAATTCTTGAAAAAAATGGAATAAAATATAAAACATACGATCCAAAAATGCCAGAGTCAAGAATTGAAGTTATAAAAAGAGAAGCTGAAAAAAATAATGTATTGTTTGCTAGTCCAACAATAAGCGGCGGAATGGTCGGTGGAATAACGGGAGCGAACAACGACTTAAATGGTGATGGAAAAACAAATATTACAGATATTCTAATTGGTGTAGGTTTAGGAGCAGTTGGAACAAAAGGTGCTTTAATTGCAAAGAATACAAATATTGCTGCAAAAGCAACAAGCATAATTAAAAATCTTGCAGATACAGAAACAGCAGATAAAATTTTTGGTCATAAAATTTATCAAAAAACTGATTATATGGCACTAAGAGAAGCAATGATTTCAAACAAGAATAAACAGTATGAAAACTTTGCTTTGCTGCATGAACAACTAAAACTTCTTGATGATACGACAAGAACTAAAATGTATGATTATATGAGTGGCAATAAAACTATACAACTTGATCCAAACATTAAACAACTTGCAGACAATTATACTGGTGAAATTAATAAGATGGGAAAAGAACTTGTTGATTTAGGTGTATTAGAAGAAGCACAGTTTGATAAATTCAAAGATAGATATTTACACAGAAGATATGAAAAAGATTTTAGTCAAAAGTTTAACTCACTATTTACAAAAGGTAAAACTATTCAAGGAGTTCATGCAAGAGGTAATGAATGGAATGGAACTAAAACAGAATATGAAAAGCTTTTAAAAAATGGAGAAATTGGAGATTTCTTTGCAGGTAAGATTGAAGCCACAAAGATGCAAAACGGACAATATAAGTTTAGACAAGATTGGACGGAAGAACAAAGAACAAGATGGGGAGAAGTAAAAGATATTGCATTTAGTTTGCCAGAAACTTTAATGCGAACTAGGGAAATGATAGATCATGCAACTATGCTTAAAAAGATAGTTGATAATACAAACTATGTTTCAGATGATCCGATAGATGGATATGTACATTTAGCAGGTAAAAGATATGGAGCATTAAATGGTAAGTATGTTCCTGCTGATGTTGCAAGTGATATAAAAGAATTCAATAATGCTTTGTTTGGTACAGAGGGGAGTTTGTTAAGCTCAAAAGGAATGGAAGCATTTAAGGCATTAAGTACATTTTGGAAGAAATCTCATACAGTTTACAACCCTATTGCTCACTTGAATAATTTATTATCAAATGTAACTATGCAATTTGGAGCAGGTATTAACCCAAATAAAGCAGTAGTTAATGCAACAAAAGGTGCTTTAGCTTCACAAAAAGTAAATCAGTTTAGAGAACTAACAGCAAAACAAATTATTGGATTATCACAAGAAGAAAATGCAACCTTGAGAGCTTTAGCACAAGATGAAGATTTAAAGCTTTGGAATCAAGCACAACAAGCAGGATTATTTGGAAGAAGTAATTTAAACGATATTTTAAACAAATATGTAAATCCTAATGTTACTCCAACTAATAGTGGAAGATTTAAGAACACACTACAAAAAGCTGATGAAATTGCAAGTAATGCTTATCAAGGTGAAGATAATATTATGAGATTTAGTATGCTTAAATCTTTAACAGAAGCAGGTACAAGCTTTGATGATGCGATAAAACAAGTTAATAGCACAATCCCAGACTATACAAAACCTATGAGTCAATGGGCAAGATTTGGAAGAAATAGTATGCTAACACCTTTTATATCTTGGACTTACTATGCAACTCCAATTATTTTGAAGCAAATGAAAGAACGACCAGAAAGAATTGTTGCAATTTATGGTGCATTATATGGAATGAATCAAATGTTTGGAATAGATCCATTCAATGAAAAAGATATACCACAACAAAACTTTTCTATGAAAAGAATACCAATTTATAAAGATGGAAATGAAGTTACAACAATAAAAGTTGATAGATGGATTCCACACAATGATGTTTTAAATCCATTGGACTTTGTAAAAAATCTAACAAGTGGTGGTGCATGGAGTCCAATTAAAGATATTCCAAGAAATCAAGACTCTTATTTTGGTGGAAAAATCACTAACAAAGAGGGTGCATTAAAAGCTTATCATTTAGCTAAATATGGAGTTCAACAAATTACACCAGATGTTATTGATAATGCTTATAACTTGGCAGAGTCACAACTTATGGAAGCTAAAAAAAGAAGCACAAATGCAGTTACAAAACCTAGAACAACAACACAAGAGTTGTTAAAATTCTTAGGAATAAATGCAATGACTTACGATAAATCTAATCAAGCTAAAAAAGCTATGAGAGATAAAGAGGATTAATTTCCTCTTTACACTCCCAATAAAACCCACTCATTCCAAAAATCCCCCTTATTTATCCACAACCTAACCAATAAAATTAATCAAAAATATAAAGGATAAATATGATTGGAGCAGGTTCAAGCGGGAAAACTTCAACAGGTTATGTTGAAACTGGTTTACAAGGTACAAATAGACCCCATGACAAAAGGTCAGTTGTTGAAGCCATTGAGTTTATAGGTAGAGAAGATACTCCTTTACTTTCAAAGCTTTCAACTGGACAAAAAGCAACTAACAACAGACATGGTTGGTTACAAAGAAAAGTAAGTGAAGCTGATAGAAAACCAGTTGCAGAGGTTTCAGGATTCACTGGTGGTACTAAACCATCTACTCAAAGATTAGATAATGCAACAGAGATTTTCAAACATGAAGATTTCATTTCACAAGCTGCAAAAGATACTGTTACTTATGGTGCTTCTGAACAATCTTTAATGGATAGAGATTTAGTTTTAAAACATAAAAAAACAATGGAACAAGCGATTCTAGGTATTGGTAGAACGGTAATTACTGGCACAAGCAATTACACTTATACTCCATTAGATGCTGATCCATCAATTGCTGGGAAAATGTCTTTAATTGCTGCTCCTAAATTTAGAAGTGGTGACGGTACAAATGCTGCTGATGCTTCACAAATGGCAGGAATATTCCATTACTTGGCAAATACTGGGAAGTTACAATCTGAAATTGATAGTGGAAATTTTAGGGATTTACAAGATTGGTCAAACAAATGGCTTGGAAATATCAAAACTTTTGATAGTGCAGGAGATATGACTGGAACTAAAACAACTATTGATAGAAAACATATCAATGAGTTAATTAGGAAAATGACTGATTACGGTGTAAAACCAGTTAATGGAGCATTTGACTTATATTGTGGTGGTGATTTATTAGAAACTATTACAGATATGTACAAAGACCTAAGAAGAGGAACAATGCAAGATAAAGAGATTGGTTATCAAGTTGAAGTAATTATCACTCCATTTGGAAAGGCAAGAATCCAATATCATCAAGATTTTAATGCAGCTAATGGATTAGACGATGTTTTACTTATTGGTAACTTCTCTTATGCTCAAAAATCATTTTTAACTGATACATATAAAACTAACCCATCTTCAGATACGACTGCTGATTTAGTTAGATATTACTCAGATATGACCCTTGCTATTAGAAATGCTTTTGCATTCTCAGCTGGATTTGGATTAAAAGCTTAATTTATAGAGTCCTCTTTTGAGGGCTTTATTAAGTTAATAAATAAGGTTAATTATGAATTTTAAAACTTTTGAATCACTTATAAAAACCAATACACAAGATGGTCAATCAAAGCTTCCCTCTTCTTTTCCTCAATGGAAGATAGTAATTGAACAAGGTATTGTAAAACTTGAAGCAGAAACACGAGAAGTTATTAGAACAGTAGATATATTTGAAAATGAAAATGACAATATCCCAGTTATTGAAGATATTGTAATAGCACTTATTTATTATGTATCGCAATTATATACAAATGATATTAATTTAAAACAGAAATATATTTTAGATTATGAAGATGCAAAAGGTACTTTCCTTTGGAACAAATTTAAAGAGCAGGAGTTAAATGAATGATTGAAGCATTAACAATATTTTTATCAAAAAATATATTAACAATACTATGGATTAGTGCATTAAGTACTTTAGGTGCAAGTGTAGGTTATATCAATAGAATAAGTGAACTTATTGGTGAAGTAGTTATATCTTTTTTTCTTGCAATTGTAACCTATTTTTTATGTAAGGGTAGTGGAGTAAATGAGATTCTAATAGTTGGAGTTGTTGGTGTAGTTTCGCATCTTGGTACAAAGGGATTAAGTATGTTAGAGCAGGTTATTCCTAAAGCTATTTGTAAATACTTAAATATAAATTGTGAGGATTCAAAATGATAACTATTTTATCTTCATTTTTATCAACATTTTTTAATAAATTTAAAACCTATTTTTACTTAGCTTTTATCCTATTTTTAGCTTATGTTATGTTTCAAAATCAAAGTTTAAAAACTGACTTGAAAGAGAGCAATTCTAGTTTAGTAGAACAAAAAGAAATCAATGACTTAACTATCAAAGGGTATGAAAAAACCTTAGCTATTGAAAGAGAAATATCTAATGAAAAAGCTATTACTCAAGAGCAAAAGATTGAAGTAATTAAAACAACTTCAAAAGTAAAAGAAGCAGTTATAAAAAGAGGGGAGATAAAACAAGATGAAAAAAGCAATTTTACTATCGTTACTTTTTAGTTTTATCTTTATTGGATGTTCACAAAAAGAACCAAAAATTATATTTCTAGATAAGTTAGTTTGTATAGAACAACAAAAGATTGAAAGACTTGAACCAACTCAAATTAGAGTTCATAAAGATGATGTTGATGTTGCAGTTGCATATAAAACTTCAATTGAATCGGGTTTTAATTTTTATGAAAAACAAGTTGATAGAAATAATTTATTTTGTAAAGGAGTAAGTAAATGAACTACGGTGTAATAAATCTTAAAAGAATTGATGAAGATGCTCAAAGAATTTGTGATTGCATAGGTCATGGATTATATGAAACTGCAAAAGAAATGATAATTGAAACTGCAATTGCTGAAACTGGACTTGGACAAATTGAAGATAAAACAGCAGGTGCTGGTATGGGGATTACTCAATTTGATAAATTACCTTTTGATGATATTCGAAATAGAAGTAAAAGATTACAACCAAAAATTTTAAAAGAATTAAAAATTGATATATCTTTGGTTGAATGGGATGATTTGAGATATAACCAATTTTTAGCACTTTTATTTACAAGACTTCACTATTGGTTAAAAGGTGATCCAATCCCTGCAACTATTGAAGAAAGAGCCAAATATTGGAAACTTCACTATAACACAGTTCAAGGAAAAGGTACATCTGAGCATTACCTTGAAATGAATAGAAAGTATGGAGCTTTATAATGTTGTTAGGAACAGATGAATTAACTATTTTAAGAGGTAGTAAGTTTTATGGAACTTGGCAATGGGTTAATTCTGTAACTGGTGACCCAGAAGATTTTGCAGGATTAAGTGCAACAATTAAAATTAAAAATACTCATGAAGATTTTGAAGATATTAAAAATGTTTTTGAAGTTGGAACAGCTATTATTGAACCAGAAGATATAGATGGAAATGCTACAAAAGGTAGAGTAGATGTGTCTTTATCTAAAGTAGATACTTTAAACTTTACTATTCCACAAAGCGAAGATGATAAATATGGTGAGAGTGGATTCTATGCAATTTTAGAGATATTATTATCAACAGGTGAAGTAATATTACAAGCAAAAGTTAGAATTGTAGAATCTTTAGAATCTGAAACACTAGATTTTTTACTTGATGAAAGAGATGAAGCAATTATCATAAATGGGAAACTTGATAATATCTTATTTAGAAATGATGAATATATATCTACAAGAGATAATTTAATTGATATAGTTATTCCAACTGCTATAAATACATATAATGAAAAACTAGATTTATATAATCAAAACCATATAGAAAAACTAGATACTTACAATCTTAATCATGCAGATAAATTACAAATACTAGAAGATATTGCAACTATTGTAAATCAAGATAAAAATATAGTTGGACAAGATAAACTAGATATTGAAGCTATGAAGCAAAATGTATTAGATAACAAAGATAGTGTTACTTCAATGAAAGATGCTATTGAAATTATGCTTGATACTTTTGATGATAGATTTCTTGGTAAAAAAGCTAGTGATCCATTGACTGATAATGATGGCAATCCATTGGATATAGCTGCACTTTATTATAATGAAATAGATAAAGAACTAAAATTTTATAACGGTGTAAGTTGGGATAGTCCAGTAGCTGCTGCACAAACTTATGCATTACAAGCAAGTCAAAGTGCAAGTGATGCGAATGCAAGTAAATTAGCTGCTAAAACAAGTGAAGGCAATGCAAAAGCTAGTGAAGAAACAGCTATTCAAAAAGCACTTGAAGCAAGTCAAAGTGCAAGTGATGCGAATGCAAGTAAATTAGCTGCTAAAACAAGTGAAGGCAATGCAAAGGCTAGTGAAGAAACAGCTATTCAAAAAGCACTTGAAGCAAGTCAAAGTGCAGATAGCATAAGTGCAAATAGAGTAGTTGTAGAACAACTTGAAAGTAGTGTTCAAAATCTAGCATTACAAGTTACAAGTGATAAACAAGCTGTTTCATTAGATAAACAAACTGTTTTAAATGCAAAAACTGATATTGAAACTATAAGGGATAATTTACAATCTAGTGCTGATAGCATTTCTTCAAAAGTTAATATAGCAGATATTAAAAATAATCTTGTTTCAATTGATCCAGATAAACCTTTGTCTGCATTACAAGGAAAAGTATTAAAAGATTATATTGACCATATAAATACTCTTTTAACTTCAAATGATACAAGCCTAGATGAATTACAAGAGATTATTAATTTCATTAAACAAAATAAATCAACATTAGATGCTTTAGCTATTTCTAATATTGCTGGGTTACAACTAGCTTTAGATGCAAAAGCAAATATAGCTGATGTTTATACAAAAACTTCTCTTGATTTAAAAATATCAACTCAACAATTTGATAAACCAACTAGAGGTCCTTTATTTGTAAAAGTATCACCATCAAGTATAAAAATTCCTGCTGGATTAAAAATTACTGTTGGAACTGAAAGCTTTAAGGTTATCACAGATTACACTTTAACACTAGCTTCTAATTTGGTTGGTTCAACTAAAACAGCAGGAACGGATTATTATGTTTATGCGAAAAGTGATGCAACTTTTTATATTAGTGCAAATGATGCGATTACAGCTGATAGATTAATAGGAGGATTTCATTATGGTTTAATTGGTGAAACTGAAACTGTTACAGGTAATAAACTTGAAGCGGACATGGTAAAAATTAGAGGTATTAATCAATACTCTTTTTGGGATTTAAAATATAGACCTGTTGCTAGTCCAAAAGGTATGGTTAATATTGGTGGTAAATGGTATGACATCTATTTATTAAATAGTGAGCATATCACAAACGGTACTTCAAAAGCTGGATTAACTATTGCTGGTGGTGATAGTGTTACTGCTGGTAGATTAATGCCTAAAATCCCTTTGGAATATGGTGGAAATAATACTTTAAACTATGGGAAATTTACTTGGTTTCAAGCTTGTGAAGTTGCAAAAGCAAACGCAAAAAGATTAATTTCTTATTCTGAATTTCCAACAATTGCTTATGGTGTTTTAGAGGGTGTTTCATCTTCAACAAATGCTTATGAAATAGTTGCAGGAAAAATTGAACATTATCCAAATCTTACTTCTAAATATGGAATTGAACAAGCAACAGGTACTCAATGGATTTGGGGTTCTGATTTAGCAAACTATCCAACTGATACAGTTTGGGCATGGAAAGCTAATACAGATAGTAGAGGTCAAATATACTCGACTGATAACTCACCAACTGCGGTGTTGTTGGGCGGGGGTCGTGGCGATGGTGTGAGTGCTGGTTCTCGGGCTTCGAGTTGGAACAATTATGTTTGGGTCTCGGGTTGGAACGTTGGGTGTCGTTTTGCGTGTGACCACCTGGAACTTGTATAACGAACGAAAGTGAGTGAATATGAATCCAGCGAAAAACTTAGCGATTATAGAGAAGTATGAAGACTTCTCTAATTACATTTATTTGGTTTTACAAAATGTTCCTAGAAAACATGGAGTAATAAAAGAAAAGTTGATTCATCTTGTATTTGAGCAAGTTGAATTATTTTATAAAGCTATAAAGTCAAACCAAAAGGCAAGACTTTATGAAGCTGATGCAAACTTAGCAAGTATAAGATTTTACTTGAGATTTTTCGCCAGTGAAAATAGAAAACTAATCAGTCAAAAACAACATCAAACAGCAAGTGTAAAACTTGCAGAAGTTGGAAAAATGCTGAATAGTTGGATTAAAAAAGATTAGTATTAATCTTAAAGGGCAAACAAGATAGCGGTGATATTGGGCGGGAATCGTGACAATGGTGTGAATGCTGGTTCTCGGGCTTCGAATTGGAACAATTATGTTTGGAACTCGAATTGGAACATTGGGTGTCGTTTTGCGTGTGAGGATATTTAGAAAAACAATGCACTCATTAATAGTTAAGGCTTTGGTGGTGCGACCTATAAATATGGTCAGCTTGTTTGCCCTGCGTTAGCAAATACTTTAAGAGGTCTGTAAAAGTACGAGTAATGAAAATGAAACTACAAGACAGCATACAAAAAGGTCGTAAAAATGGGAAAAAGATATAAACATTTATTAGAACAAATTTCAGACATAGACAACATAAGACTAGCATATAAAAAAGCTGTTAAAGGTGGAAATAGATACACAGTTAGTCACTTGAAGTTTAAAGAGAATTTAGAAGCTAATTTATATCTTATTCAACAACAATTAAAAAATGAAGTTTATAAACATGGAGAATATCACACTTTCAAAGTTTATGAACCTAAAGAAAGAGTTATTAGCTCTTTACCTTTCAAAGATAGAGTGGTTCAACACGCAATTAATAATATTGTTGAACCTATCTTTGAAAAAGGTTTTTATAGAACATCATATGCGTGTAGAAAAAATAAAGGTACACATGTAGGTGTTAAATCAGTTCAAGCATCTATTAGAAAAACCATAAAGAATGGAGCTGTTTATTATTTGAAAATGGATTTTTCTAAATATTTCCATTCAATAAACATAGATATTTTATTTAAAGAAGTATGTAGAAAGATTAGTGATAAAAGAGTTGTTACATTATTAAGAGGTTTTGCTGGAGATTTAAAAACAGGTATTCCAATAGGTAATTTATTATCTCAATTATTTGCAAATATCTACGGACATATCTTTGATAGATTTGTAAAAACAAAACTTAGAATGAAAAACTATTTTAGATATATGGATGATACTGTTATCGTTTGTAATAGTAAATCTGAATTAGTTGCAGTTCAAAGAAAACTAGCATTATTTAGTAAATTATATATGAAGTTAAGATTTAGCAAATGGTACATAAATGCCTTATCTAAACCTTTAAATTTCTTAGGGTATAGAATAACTGATAATTATAAATTAATCAGAAAAGATAGTGTTATAAGAGCAAAAAGAAAAATTAAAAAGCACTTACTTCAAGAGGACCTAGAAAAGTTAAAAATGTTTCTAGCTTCCTGGAGTGGTCATTTAAGAAGTGCTGATAGTTGGAATCTAGTTAAATTTATAAATAAGGAGTTTGAGTTATGGAAAATACGAACGCAGTTAATATCCCATTAGTTGATGTGTTATCAAAGATGCTGGAAAAAAGAGTTGTTATGAGTGGTGATAAATATGTTGAGTTTGATGGAGTAAAAGAAATTCCTCAAGCTACAGTAGATTTAGCAATTATTGAAAAGGTAAAGCTGGAAAAGAAAATGAGTGTTCCTAATTCTATTACCATGAGACAAGCTAAATTACATTTATTAGGGTTGGGATTATTAGATGAAGTAGAATCTATTATTTCTAGTAATAGAGCATGGCAAATTGACTGGAGCGGCTCAACTATTGAAAGAGTTAGTCCTTTGATTGAAGTTTTTAAAACTACTTTAGTATTAACTGATGATGCAGTTGATGATATGTTTATTGCAGCGAGTAAATTATGAGTATAGAGCTAATAGAAAAATTTGAGAATGATAGAAAAAAAAGAACTAGATTAATGAGATTTCTTTTAGTTCTTGATCAAATGTTAAATGTAGTTATTTGGGATGGTTCTCAAGATGAGACTGTTAGTTCTCATATTGGTAGAAGAATTAAAAAAGGTGAAGCAACTTGGTTTGATAAAAAACTTTGTTGCTTTTTAAAAAGATTAGAAAAGAATCATTGTAATAAAAGTTTAGGAGAATAATTAAAGTTATGTCAAAAGTATTTCAATCTTCAACTATTTCAAAAATATTAAGTACAAATAAACCAAATACAATTGAAGTAAACAATGATAATATTATTGAATCTGATAGTGAATTTAGAGAAGTAATAAAAAAGGGATATTTATTATCTCAAATAAACTTATCTACTATCCCAGATATTATTCAAGATGCAATAGACAAAGCTATATTAGATGCAAAAACTCAAACTTTAGCAGATTCTTTAATCTCTACAATGAGACAAACAATAGAGAACTTTGAGGATGGAGTATATAAAAAAACATATATTGATACAACTATTACTTACCTTGAAGAATTGCTAACTCAAAAAGCTTCACCTGAAATAGCTGCAAGTATTGCAGAGGCAAAAATAGCAATAGCAACAGCAGAATTTGCAACAGCTTCACAAGTTGGAAATTTATCAAGTAGAGTTGGGAGTAGTGAGTCTGAAATATTAAATGTAAAAGAAACTATTAATACTAAAGATACTGCAAGAGCTACGCAAGTAGAAGAACTGCAAGCAAGTATTAATCAAAGCCTATCAAATTATAGTGAAGCAATAGACTTATATGTAGATGTAAATGGAAATGTAAAATCTCAAAAGATAGAAAAACTTGAACTTGGAAATAATATGTCAAGAGTTTCAATTAATGAATCAAATGAGATAGTGCTAGATGAAGAGGGAAACTATACTGCGATTACTTCAAAAGTAATTCTTGATTCAGATGGTAAAATTGTTGGATTTAAATTTACAGATACAAATGCAATATCTACATTTAAAATAAATACTGATGTATTTGAAATATCAAATAGTACTAATAGCTATACCCCTTTTTCAATTGTTGGAAATGATTTATTATTTAACGGAAGAGTTACTTTTTCAAATATTACTGGCGGTGAAAATATAGTAACAAAACAAAATGTTCAAGATGCTATTAACAATAATGTTACTTCCATCAATGGTGGAAAGATAGTTACTAATGAAGCTTTTGTAAATAATCTTAATGCAGTTGGTGGGGTTATAGCAGAAACAGTTACAGCAAATGAATTTGTGGGAAAAACTTTTACTGGTGCAGTAATAAATGGTGCAGTAATAAATGGTGCAGTAGTAAAAGCTTCATATTTAGACTTAGATGGAGAACTGGAAGTACTCACTAACTATCATATTACTCCTATAATGTATAGTGCAAATCCTAGTTTATATACTGATGCAGTATATATGAGTGGAACAAATGAATATAGAATTCCATCTATTAGTATAGTATCATCATTTGAGAAAGTTAAAGTATCAGATAGTCCCTATCTTTCTCCTGGTACTTATACATTATCTTCTGATATATATTCATATGCTTCTGCAAATATTGGAACAAATATGAAAGTAGTTAAGTCTACTCCAATGATTAACTTTGCTAGCCTATTAAGTAATGGACCACTTCCAGCAAATAGAATATATTTTGGTTATTTTAATTCTAATATATCATCTTACTTTAAATTATACATAGGTAATTTATTAGTATTATCTGCAGTTTATTCATCAACGGCTGTTACATATTCTGGATTGGTTGGAAATGGGAGTATTGCAAGACCTGCTGCTAACAGTTTTAATTCTGCTACAGTATCTTATGGCGGTATGTCTTTTAAAATTTTATTTACAAATGTAAGTAATGTATACGGTGGTGCATATTTTATGAGTATAGATACATTTGGAGAATCAAATCTTACTCCTGAAATATGGTCTAGTGGTCAAATATATGCAATAGCAAATTCTGTAACAAATTCTACAGGTACCAATACTCTAATTGGATTTAGACTACCTAAAATATCTATTAATAATATGATCTAAAACAAAAAAAGGAGAATAAAAAAATGAGCTTAAATATAATCAACGAAATAGATATAAAAACACTATCAAAAACCATGATAGATATAATCAAAGAAGAAGAAAAAGTTAGTTTAAAAGATATGAAAATGTATCTTAATAAAACAAATTTATCGGCTGAACAAAAGTTAAAAGAGTATTCAAATTTTTCAGCAAGTTTGTTTAATGCAAAAATTACAGCTGGAATACAAGCAGCACAACAATATATTTTCGAGGATAAAAGATTAATCCAACAAAAAGCCGTAAATGATGCACAGATTACTTTATCAGAAACTCAGAATAAAATTGCAATTCAAGAAGAATTAGTTGCAAAAGAAAAAGTAAATCTTACAAAAGAACAAACAAATCAAGCTAAAGAAGAGATAAACTCTATAAAAACTAAGATTTTTTTAGCTATTGCAGAAACTAAAACTAAACTTGATAATACAGTTGCTTCAACATTAAGCGAAGCTAGAAAATCAGGTGCAATAGTTACAAGTGTAGTTAGATCATATACAGATCCAACAACAACACAAGCAATATCATATCAACATATTAGTTTAGCAGCAGCTAATGCAGCTGATACTACAGCTGGATTAATTGGTTATCAAATGGAACAAATGAAACAACAAGCAAAAAGTTTCGAAGACCATAGTAAAGTACAAGTAGCTAATCAGCTAATGCAAATTGGAAGTTCAGCTTTAGCAGAAGGTTTAACTTCTATTGGAGGAATATTAACTTCTCATAAAACATTATGTGAAAATATAGTTGGTTCAGACATATTCTCAGATAACTATACACAAATTGGATAATTAAGTGGGAAATATACTTGTACCTTATCGTGGCGATTTAGTATCGGCACGACAAGGATTTAAAGCAGCTAAAAAAATTAAAGATAGAAGATTTAAAAGAAAACTTTTGGCTTTATGGAATCTAGAAGGGAAGCTATATTTATGGAATAATGGAAGTTATAGAAATAAAGAAGTTGCAAAACTATTTGGATTAAAACCAAAATTCCTTGGAGATACTAGAGGACTTGCAGGATTTGGAGTGAAACTAAGAACTACATCAATATCTTATACATCTGAACAATCAAAACTTACACATCAAATACAACTTACAAATAAATGTTTAGAAATATTTGAGAAATATGGAACTACTTTAAAAGTTGCTTTTGGAGATAAAGATAGATATGACTATCAAATATTTAAAAACAATATTGAAACAAATTTTGATGGTGCAAGTGATGAAGAAATAGCAAATATTTTATACTCTAGATTAGTTATGTATATGATTGATAATGATTCAACAGATACTATTGACACATGGAATGAAGTTAATCCAAATGAAGTTGATTTTTTTAATGGTGATGCAAGAAGTAATTTAAAATATTTTACTTATACTTTTTCAGATGAAGAACTAAGAAAAGTAATTAATGATAGATTATTTGTCAAAAGAAAATATAAAATTCTTGGAATGGGAAATAAGCCAGATACTTATGTTATTGGAAATGATATTGAGTTATTTGATGCTCTTATAGAACTTCCAGACATTCCTAATCAACCAACTACTTTATATGGATATGCAGCGATAAGAAATTTACCAGCAGATGAGTTTGTAGCATTTATCCAAAATAATATAAAGACTTTTACACAAGAAGTTGAGCATAAAAAGAAGTGGTATCAAAAGGGTGTTTGGGGTGTTGTGTTTATTATAATTATTATTGCAATAGCAGTATTAACTCAACAATATTATCTGATTCCATTAGGTCTTGGAGTCGGTATTGGAACAGTTCTAGTCATTGCAGGTATGGTTATATCTCTTACTGGTGCTTTGATTGGTAATAAAGTAATGGTCGTAGGTGGTCAAATTGTTTCACTTATTGGTGGAGGTATTAATATTTACGATGCTTTTATAGCAGACCAAGCAGCTATAGAAACATATACAGCTCAAATGGTTGAAGCAGGAGTTGAAGAGTCAGCAATGGAAACAGCACTAACAATACTTGCTGATGATCTCGTACTAAATACTATACTTGGAGTTGGAAAGTTTGCGTATAGTGTATATGGTGTATATAATAATATTGTAGAAGAAAAATTACAAGCAGACGTCGTAACAACTTCATCCACTCCTGCTGAAAAAATAAATGAAATATATGTGGCTGATGATATGAGCTGGGATTTTGTGAATCGGTTTATGCCACAGTTTGTTATTGCTAGTACAATGAAGATAATGTAAATGAGTCAAATTTGTGTCATAGTTTAATATATTAATTATATAAATTATAAGTTTTTATTTAATAAAATTTCACGAAGATGCGATTTTTTAGTGTTTTTATATACTTATATATATTTAGTTTATTTTAAAATATATAAGTTATAATTATAAAATAGATACGATAAAGTCGCACTTCCTAGATGGACTGTGCTGATTTTGTGTCGATAGTGTCCAAAAATGTGTTTTTTCTTTCATTCCTTTTAGCTGGAATATACTTAAAATATTTTTGTTGAGTGATTCCTGGATTCTTGTGTCCTAGTGTTTGCGATACCCAATTTAAGTCTTCTTTATTACTTAGCATATTTGAAGCAAACGAATGTCTAGTTTGATATATTCCTCTATGCTCAAGACCCACTTGAATTAATAAATTATTCCAAGTGGGAGTTAAATATGAAGAAGTACAAATTTTTTTACCTTTAGGCAAAAATACATACTCTCTTAATCCAGTTTCTTTTCTTTGATTTTTTAAAAAATCTTCTGATTGTGGCAGCATATCTATTATTCTAATACTTGATTCAGTTTTAGGACTTTGAGTAAATCCATTAGTTTGTGTTTTATTAATATCTATTGTATAGTTATTAAAATTAATATCGCACCATTTTAAAGCTAATATTTCACCCGTTCTTGCACCAGTAAAAAAACATAATCCAATAAAATTTTTAAACCACCCATTACTATTATGCAAAAGCAATTCTATTTCTTGCAAAGTAAAAGGATTTATTTTATAAGTACTTTTTAATCTAGGCTTTGTAATAACAAAAGGAGAGGTTGTTATATACTTTCTCAATATTGCTTTTTCAAAAGCGGGTTTTAAAACTGATTCAGATGTTATAATCCCTGATTTATTTGTAAAGTTTTTATACCATTTATCTATATCTAAAGGTTCTATTTCATCTATTCTTTTATTAAAATAGGGTACAATATATGTCTTAAACATAGAACGATACATACACATTGAGGTTGGTTTTAGTTGAGCTTCCTTTTCTTCTAAAACTTCTTCGCATAATTCAATAACAGTTGGTATATTTATATTATCAACATTAAATTTTGAAAAGAACTCATCATTTTTTGAATATGATGTAAATAGTTTAATATTTTCTTTTGAATACTTTAATTTAGTGGATATTCTCTTTCCATTTATTCTTGCGTAAAGCATTCCTTCTCGATTGTAAAAAGTCATTTATTTCCTTTATATTTTACAATCGCATCTTCGTGAAATATGATTTTAGTCTTTCTCCCCTTAATTGTTTTAGTATAATGAATACCTTGCTTTAATCTTCCATCATTCATCATATTAGAAAGAGTACTTTCTGAAACTTCTAAAAAACTTCGAACATCACATCTTTTTGAAAAGTCTAGTTTATTTATTAGTGAATTTTCAATATATTCTATCTTCTTAAGTAATTCATTATTTTGTTCAATTAAAATAGGAATATATTTAAGATATTCAAGTATTCCAAATTCATTTATACCTATTTTAGTGGTTGGCTTTTCATTTATACTCATTACTATCTCCTATTTAATTAAATCTTTTATTGCATCAAAGAATGAGTTAGTTATCATTTATCCGTACTCCCAAATCCACCATTTCTTACATCATCTGTATCAATACCCATCAAATAAGTCTTATGCTCTTTTAGAAGTATTTGAGCAATTTTCTCACCTTTTGAGATTTTAAAAACTGATTTATTTCTTCCAAAAGAAAAAATCCATTTAACAATAGCTTTAAAAGTTATTGGATTATGCAATATAATCATAATCTCATCTTTATAATCTAAATCAATTATTCCTGTTCCAGCAATTAAACCTTTTGCTCTTAAAGAACTTCTTGGTTCTAGTTGCAGATAATGGTCTTTCATAAAATTTACTTTTTGCTGTTCTCTTGTCATTCCATCTATTTTATTCTCTATCATCATTAATAAATAATTTTCATCAATACAAACTCCTAAAGGCACTTTAACAGTTTCACCAGTTCCAATAACTACATCTTCAGCACTATAAAGGTCTATTGCTGCTGAATATTTAGAGCCTTTTGTAGGCTCACATCCTTTTTTTAAAATTTTAAACATAACTGATTCTCCTATTATTTACTTGTTGTTTTCTTGTAGCCCATCTACAGTTAGTGGGATTATAGTTGCCGTTATTATTTTCTCTATCAATTGTTAAATAATCTTCATATCCATTACTTAAAGCCCAATCTTTAAAGTTCTCATATATAATCCATTCATCACATACATTTATCCCACGACCACCATAATCATTATAATTTTTATGATTAGCATTATTACATCTTGCTTTCATATCAGACCAAATTATATAAAGTCTTGTTTTACAATCCCCATGTTTTGTTTTTGCTTTTTTCATAGAACAACTTTTGCATTTTGTTGATTTTCCACTACTTACATCACCGTTTCTTGCTATAAACTCTTTTTTACATACTGGACATTCATATAGAGCATATGTACTTCTATTTTTAGGAGATTTTATAGCTCCAAGTTCTTTAATTTTTATCATCACAATCCTTTTAAAAATGTATAGAATTGTACTAAAATGTCAATATAAATCTATTGCAGCACTATATTTACTTCCCTTTGTTGGTGCTTTCCCACCATCTAAAACTTTTAACATTATGCTGCTCTCCTTTTATTTTTAGTGCTTATTTTCTTAGTTTTCTTCCAATAGTTTTCAAATATTTTTTGTGATATTTCCCTCATAAACAATACATTTTCTTTTACTATTTCATCTTTTGAAAAGTTATCGTTTTCATATAATGCAATAGTATCTTTGAAGTATTCAAGATTATCGTCATTTAACATACCTTTTTCAGTTGCTAAAGTTAAAATATGTAAACCAATCAATCCTTCAATCATTTGACCATCTTTGGGAATTGCTTTATCAAGTAGATCCAACAACTTAGTATAATGATGATGATACATATTGGCTAATCCAATATTGTTTTTATTTCCTATCTTTTGATTGATAATTTCAATAGTAGATAAATCTTTGATTGCTTCTTCAAGTTCTTTGCCTCTTTGAACTGCATCTTTAAGAACATATCTATTGTTGAAAATAACCGTTCCTTCTTGCTCTTTTCCTGCAACACCAGATATTCTTGAGTGAGCAAAAGCTAAAAGACATTCAATTTGTACTCTTTTTAATAGATTATCAATAAGCATCTTTATCCTTTTTAATTCTTTCAAGTTCTCTATTCGCAAAGTAAACTATTTTGTTTAATTCTCTTTCATAAGAAGTACCATTGTGCCTACCAATATTAAAAGTACAAGCAACCTTTAAAATGTTCCCTTGTGCATAGTTCATTTTTCTATCTTCTATAACATCTTGAAAACTTTTCCATTCATTCTTAATTTGGTAGTAGTCTGTTTCTCCACCATTGTTGATGCTGTTATCTTGTGGCTTCATTCTTGAACCACTTTTTTTATTTTAAAACTAGGTGTCCCAGTATTTACCTTTACTATGTGCAAGTGATAACTATTCCACGCAAACATAGCAAATAAACAAACAATAAAAATTAAATCATACAATCTAACTTCATTTTTAAAACCTAAATATTTTTCTATATTTGTGGTTAAAAAAGTGTATAAAATTGCAAAGATTGCATAAGTCAAAAATAGTTTAAAAAAACTATTGTCGCTTAAAGCACACAATGCTAATAAAAAGTTTTCAATTTCTTCTATTATTTTTATCATCTTTTAAAAATCCTTTCAAATGTAAGCTCTCCAAAAAGTGCCAAAAATGGACTTGTGAAAATTATCACAAACCCAAATAAAATTGCACCAACACCAATTACACAAATAAACAATACCATCATTAAATATTTAAACATTTCATCTGCAATTTCTTTCATTAATTCTTTCATGTCTTTATCCTAAAATGGTATTTCTTCTTCATCTATGTCTATCTCTGGAATTCTATTTTCATAAACTATTGGCGGATTTTGTCTTGTAGTATTACTTTCAGCTTGATACCCTTGCTCTTGATGCCCATTTCCTCTATAATCTTGCTGTTCGCCAGATGGTTTACTATCTAGCATTTTCATAGCTTCAACTCTTAATGAGTGTTTGCTCCTTGCTGTTCCATCTTGTGCAGTCCATTGTTCAAGAATTAATCTACCCTCTAATAAAACCTTTGAGCCTTTTTTTAGATATTGATTTGCAACTTCTGCACTTCTTCCAAATAAATTAAAATCTAAAAAACAAACTTCCTCTTTTTGTTCACCAGTTGAACTTTTATATTTATAAGTAGATGCAATTGCAGATTTTGCAACAGCACTCCCACTTGGTAAATATTTTAGTTCAATATCTCTTGTTAAATTCCCAATTACTATTACTCTGTTAAACATTTTTATCCTTATTTTCTAATATTCATATTCATCTTAAAACCCTACAGCTTCTTCTAAAGCTACATCAATACTTGCTGGATCAGCTAAAAAAGTAGGAATTACAGCATCTTTATTCCAACACCACTTTGCTGCTTGTTCTTCACTTGCACCTCTATCAATTAACTCTTGAATCATTATCTCTTTTGGAGTTAATGCTCTTGTTTTTTCTGGAAGTTCAATATCTACATCAATGTTATAAGTTGCAGTTGGTTGGTTATTGTAATCATTTATTGCTTTTTGTAATGGATTTACTTCTAAAACTAAAGAATTAATATCGTTGCTTCTTTGTTGCTGTTTTGGCTTTTCTAATTTATTTGTGTTGTTAATATTTAAATTAGTTTCACCATCTGATAACTCACTCTCATCATATAAACCAGTTATATTAAATGCTTTTCTTAAGTTTTGGCTTTCTGCTACTTTTTCAATCATAGTTATAGGCTTTTCTTTCCAAAATTTAGTAATCTCGCCTTTGCTTGTTTTTTGCACATATTCTGAATATCTTACAATAGTAATAAATGGTCTGGTATGACCTTTTTTATAAATCGTAGATATTCCACATAGATCATCTTCTAAAATCCATTTCCCTTTCTCATTCATGGTTGGAAAAGGTCTTACCTCACTATTTCTTTCAATTGCTTCTAATTGTCCAGTTCTATGTGCTAAAGTTAAATAACTATCTCTACCAGCAATAGGCTCTACTTTTTCTACCCAGTTTGGATTTTGTTGTGTTCCGATATTTGTTTTTCTTGGTACAAAAAAGATTTGTTTTAATAAAGGATTTAAATTTAATTGCTCTGCAACTTGCATACAAAATCTTTTATCATCGACACTTGCACCATGTGGGAAAAATTGTCTATCAATTACTGATTTTTCTTCCTTTGATAGCCAATCACTTTTTTTGTATTCTACTATTTCATTACTCATCTGTTAAACCTTTTAATGTATTTATTTTATTTTTTAAATTGTTATCAATAATATATTTATTGTATGCAATCGCCGCATCTTCTTTGTTTTTAAATGTTCCTAA